GAAGAAGGGGCCACTCCCGAAGAGGTGCTGGCCAAGATCACGGCACTCAGCGCAGCGGCCCAAGCCGCAGCCGATGAGAAGGCCGCAGCGGAAACCAAAGCCACCGAGGCGGAGGAAGCCAAGACCGGCGCGGAAGCGGCGGCCACCGAGGCAGATGAAAAGAAAACCGAAGCCGAGAACGCCCTCACCACCGCGCAGGCCACCATCACCACGCTGCAAGGCCAGCTCACCATCGCCGCCAACGATGCCGTGGCGCGTGCCGTGGCAGCCGGCCGCATCACTCCGGCGGAAGCGGAAGCGAAAGCCACTGAGATCCTCGCCGCGAATGACTTCGAGGCCGCGCTCAAGGAACTCGCCGCCGCGCCTGCCAAGTTCAAGACCGCCAGTGCCACCGGAGACCTGGGCAGCGCCAAGAGCCGCCTGGTCATCGCCGCCAATGACGAGAGCGTGGCCGCCCGCAATGAGCGCGCCGTGCTCGTGGCCAACGAATACGTCAACACCAACCCCGCGCTGAGCGAGGGCGAGCGCAAGCGAATCGCCTGGCAGCGCGCGCAGAAGAAGAACCCCGAACTCTTCGGCAAATGAAAGACTCTTCCGGAACGGCCGCGTGACCGCCCGGTAGCATAGCAACACGCAAAACTGATAGAAGAAACCAAACCAACAACAACAACGTGAAAACACTACTGAACATCATCATCCTCGCGGTTGCTGCGATGGTGGCCGCGTTCCGGGGCCTGCGCCTCGCCGCGAACACCTACGACGCGGCCATCGAAACTCACGACGCCACCGTGCGCCGCACCAATGACGCGGCCGTCACCGCCCGCCACCTGCTCTGGCAGCAAGGCAGCACCGACGGCGGCGTGGCCGTGAACATTGCCACCACCTGCCCGCTCGGCACCATCGACAATACCGAGACCGGCACCGGCGTGGGCATGACCGTGCTCCTGCTCGGCAAGGGACCGACCAAGAAGATGGTGGCAAACGAAGCCATCACTGCCGGAGAGCAAGTCTTCACCGCCGCTGCTGGCAAGGTGCAGGACACGCCCACCGGAGCCACCGTTTACCTGGTCGGAACCGCGCTCACCGCCGCCGGTGCCGATGGTGACATCATCGAAGTGCAGGACTGCACGCCCGTGAAGATGACCTTCGCGTAAGGTAGAATCCGAAATCTGAAAATCTGAAATCAACACCATGAAAACATATCAAATCATCGCCATGGTTCTCATCGCCATGCTCCTCTCGCCGCTGCTCCTGGCCGTGGTGAAACAATCCGGGCGCACGCTCGCGGCGAACAGCCGGGAACTCGCCACGGGAAACCGTTTCCTGCAACTTGCCGGAAACTCCGCCCTGCTCAACGATGCCACCCAGCTCTTCGGCTCTTTCACGCCGGACGCTGGCAGCGGGATCACCCTCGCGGCCAACGATGCCAACTTCGATGGTACGTTTCTGAGCGAGCCGCTCACCGAGTTCGTGGCAGATACGCCGGACGAAGAAGGACTCGATACCATTCTCGAAGCCATGGCTCCGAGCGTGCCCGTCGGCCGCTCCTTCACCTACCTGGTAGCGGACAACACCGCGCAGTTCCAAGCCATGCTGGCTGACGAAGACCGCCGCGAGATCGGCGGCGAGTTCGCCACTATCCGGCCAAAAGGAACGCAAACCAACGGCCGCACCGCCAACAAGGGCCTCACCATGATCCTGGACAACGACCAGGGCGGAGAAGACTCGGCAGTGCAGCAACGCGCCGTGGTCAACCTGCGCAACCGCCTGCTCCGCACGGAAATCTACCGCACGGAAGCCTTGCTGGAAGCCAATGACACCGCGCTCACGCCGAACTGGGGAGCCACCAACACCTCCGCCGATCCCGATGGAAACATCGCGTCTGACCTCGACCTGGGCGGCGACGCCCGTGGCATCGACTCCAACATCGTGGTTTACTGCGGCGGTGCCTGGTTGCGCCGTTTCCTGAGCCTCGGCGTGGGATCGAACTCGGCCCGCCACCAGACACGCAACCTCACCCCGCAGCAGCTCGCCGAGTTGCTCGGTGTGGACAGCGTGATCAAAGCGAAGATCCGCTACCAGTCCAGCGCCACGGCCAAGACCAAGGTGGGAGACCTCAAGGTGTTCTCCTACTACGCCAAGGCCGGTGCGATGCCGAATGATCCGAGCAACATCAAGCGCTTCGTCACTCCGGTGCCGGGCGGTGGTGCGTTCCGGATCTACATCCAGCCGATCCTCAAGCGCACGGCCATCACCGTGGAGCATTACAGCTCCATCGACCTGACCAGCTCGCTGGGCATCCGCAAGACCGCCCCGACCTTCACGTGATCTCCCTGGTCATAATGGGATAGGACTCCGGTCCGTGTCCCTGGGCGGGACTCTTGACACCCGCCCAGGGGCATCACCGGGTATCTAACGAAAAAAGAACATTCAAAATCATCATGTGGAGAGTGCTAACAGAAGCGGACGTGCAAGGCGTCCTGAGCGAACCGGAAGCCACGGCCTACCAGGCGGCGGCCATTGCGGACGCGCAGTCGCCGCTCACGGATGCCATCACGGCCGTGGTGAACCAGTGCCGTGGCTACATCGCGGATCATCCCGGCAATGAACTGGCCGAGGGCCTCACGCTGCCGGAGCGGGTCATTCTCTCCGCGCTGCACATCATCCGCGTGGAACTGCTCACCCGCCTGGACATGGAAGTGAGCGAGGACCGCCGCAAGGCCAAGTCCGATGCCATCCGCTTCTTCGAGCGCGTGGCGGACGGCAAGGTGGCCATCGAAGCTCCGGACGGAGCCACCGAGGACAGCGGCAGCACGCCCCAAATGGAAACCCTCAACAGCCGCGATCGCATCGCCACGCGGCAACAACTCTCAGGGCTATGAACCTCCAAGGCCTCCATCATTTCGTTTCCACCAAGCGCGCCGCCGCCGGTGCCGCCGCACGCACCGCGCGCGAGTGTGAGGCGAAAGATCCGCGCATGGCGCACGAGTGTAATGAGACGGCCGAGCGCCTCGCCGTGGAAGCCGAGCAACTGGCCGATCACGCCAAGGGCAATGAGGAAATGATGGAGAACACGATGCACCTCATCAACTACCTCGCCAGAAGCCAGCACAAGAGCCGTTACCGCAACCTGGCCATCACCGCGCTGGAGGAAGCGCATTCATGGCTCATTCGCGAAAACGGCCAACGCGAGCCCGAGCGCAATTTCGAGATCCTGCCACCCGAACCGCAACTCAACGGCCAGGCCGTTTCCTGATTCATGACTGAAGACAACGCCAATCTCTGTGCCGACGACGATCTTGCCATCCTGCTTGAAATGCTGGCAGCGGTCACGAGCCAGCCTCTGCCGGTGGCCAAGGACGCGCAGCCGCTCTTCGGCTGGCAGGGCGGCAAGCGCTGGCTGGTGAAGGAACTGCTCCCGCTGATCCCTCCGCACAAGATGTATGTGGAACTCTTTTGCGGTGGCGGTGCCTTGCTCTGCGCGAAGCCGAAATCATCGGCCGAAGTCATCAACGATAAGAACAGCGAGCTGGTGAATCTCTACCGCATCGTGAAGTATCATTTGCCCGCGCTCTTCACCGAGCTGGATTGGTGCCTGAACAGCCGGGAGGAATTCAATGACTTCAAGGAGCAGCGCGGCTTGACCGACATCCAGCGCGCGGCCCGCTGGATGATGCGCATGAAGAACGGCTTCGGCGGCGCACCGGATCACTTCGGCCGTGGTCGCCAGGGCGGCGGTGCAGCGCACTCATCCAAGAAGGGCAGACTCGCATTGCTCCGGGCCTTCAACGCGCGCCTCGACAGCGTCTGCATTGAAAACCTTGACTGGCAGGAATGCATCGGCCTCTACGATTCCAAGACGGCCGTGTTCTTTTGCGATCCGCCCTACACGACCGGCAAGGCTGCCTATGGTGCCTGGACAATCGATGATCTGGCCCGCTTCCGCGAGGAGGGACTCGATCAAATGAGGGGCACTTGGATTCTCACCATCGACGACACGCCCGCGAATCGCGGCCTCTTCCGCGACTGCGACATCAAACAGTTTTCCAGATCCAACGGCATCTCGCGCAAGCAGGGCGAATCGCCATCGATCTATCACGAACTGATCATCCGGCCGAATGACGGCCGCCACAAATTCTGATGCCTGACCTTGAATCCATCACCGATGCACTCCGCGCCGCTCAGGCACGCGGCGAACTGCCGACGTCGCTCGGCACGGCAGAGCTGCGGGATCTGGGAGCGGACGTGCTGTCCCGCAGCGTATTCACCGCGCGCGGCACGAATGCGATCTTCGTTTCCAAGATCAAGGAAGTGACGGATGCCATGGCCGCCGGAGGCATGGATGAGGCCACGGCCCGCGTGACCTTGCTGGAAACCCTGCGCTCCCTGGGCTACACGCCGGAGGGCGGTTTCCCGCATACCCCGGCCGGAAGCGTGCCGCCTGCAGTGAAGGGCACCTTGCAGGATCTATCATCTTTCCGCCGTTTGGATCTCATCGTTAGCACACAGCGAGCCCTCATGCGCGGGAAGGGTCAGCAGATGCGAGGACAATTGCCCGAGCGCCTGGCCACCTTTCCGGCCTATGAAATTGGAGCATCAACCGCAGCGGAACCTCGCATTGATTGGGATTCCCGATGGGTGATCGCTGGCGGCCAAGTCCGTGAGGACGGTCGTAAAATCGCGTTCAAAGGTGATCCGGTGTGGGGAGAGTTGGGTAGTTATGACAATTTCGATGATGCGTTGGGAGTGGATCACTCGCCGTTTTATTTTGGTTCAACCCGCCCTTTGATCGAAGTTCCGGCCGATGAGGTGTTGCAACTCGGAATCACTGGCCCGAATGGCGAAACCCCGAGCGAGTGGTTTACCACGGGACCGATTACTCTATCTGGCAAGCTGCCCGCGCCGGTGCTCTCCACTCGCACGATGGATCCGGAAATTCGCAAGGCGTTTGAGAACCGCGCCGATGCCGAAACCATCGACGGCGTGACCACGCCGCGCGACCGCGCCCAGGAACTGCGCGAGCGCATGAAGAAACGCCTTGAGGACGCGATTGCCAAGGACCGCAAACAAAGGGGGGCGGCATGACCATCACCATCGATCTCACGAACACCGCTGCGGAAGCGCTGCAAGCCATTCACACGCGCCTTGCAGATAGCGGAAACATCCATGCCGCCATGGCCGGATCGGCTGAGCGATTCATTAAGAATTTCGGCACGGAGGCGGCATCCGCCCGCCATGGCAGCGCCAACCGCCTCGGGGCCAAGCCTACCGGCCATCTGACCAAGGCCTATCAGGACATTGAGGCGCAGAGCGATGCCTCATCCGCCCGCTTGCTGGTGCCTCGCGCCTCGCGGCTTCGTGCTGCTTTTGGCGGCTACACCGTGCGCCCTGGTGCGGGTAAGACGTATCTCACCATTCCCGTGGCGGCGGAAGCCTACGGCAAACGCGCCGGTGAAATCCAAGGGCTGGAGTTCATGCGCGTGGGTCCGAAGAAAACCCCCATCCTCGCGCGGCCGGACGGAAACGGCCGCATCACAACCTTCTATCTGCTCGCCAAGGAAGCGGACATTCCTGCGGACGAAGGCCTGATCCCCTTTGACGACATGACCGCTCAAGCGGCCGATGCGGCGGAACTCTACATCCTGGGAGGTGACGAATCATGAGTGGCGACGACTTTCTTGAAACCCTGCAAGCCGATGTGCTGGCGATCCTGGCCGCCGTGCCATCGCTCGCCGATGTGAACATCATCCTTGAAGATGATGGCGACATGGAAGCGAAAATCATGCGCAAGCTCGGCGCGCTAACCGGCGGCAGCTCCCACAAGCCCGGAAGCGTGGCTGTGGTGATGCTGCCGGAAGTGACCGCCGCCGAGCAGAACCTGCCCGGCCCGCCCGTGAATGTCTCGGTGCGCGTCCAGGTCATCGAGCAGCACACCGTGAACCGTGCCGCCAGCGGCAGCGGAGTGCGCTCCTCGGAAGGAGCCCTGCGCGTGCTGGCCGCCCTGCATCTCCAGACTCTAGGCTATGCGGTTCTCTACGCCGCGGAAAAACCCGTGGAGCCGGTGGAAGTGAAGAAAGGATACCTCTCCCACATGGTCACCCTCTCTCTCAACTACCGAGGCCTTACCGGTCCCGGAAAGCCCGCGCAGGTGCAGGCGGCGATGGTGGAGAATGGCATGAACGTCTCCGGCATCACGCATCCGCTGGCGGCCAATGGCTTCTACGCGCCAACGGGGGCGCTGGGTTATTACGGATATCCAACCTACAGCAACGGCACCTATGCGATCCGCAGCGTCTCTTACGATGAGGGCGAACCTTACATCGCGTGGTTTATCGAACCGGTCAACGTATCTGGCGGAAATCCCTACTTCCAGTCCGAGGACAATGAGGAAATTGCCACTCCAGACATAGCGTCGTGGCAAGGCTACAATGGCGCGACGGGCGCGCCGCAGGTCGATAACATCGCATCCGCCCTCATCCTCACCTGCGCCACGGCCGGGGCCGCCATCCGCTACACCACGGACGGCAGCTACCCCGCTCCCGATAAGACGCTTTACAGCAATTTCCTGCTCTTGCCGGAGGCGGACACCATTCTCCGCGCCGCCGCCTACAAAACCGGGATGAATCCCGGCGACTGCACCGAACTGCTCATCACCGAGTGAGAAAGCCCGAAATTCAAAGCACGAAATCAGAAACATAGAAAGAAACCGAGACCATGCCATCCATCAACCGCACCACCATCATTTCAGGCCCGGCCCTGATCAAATACAACACCACGTCGAGCTTTTGGAGCAAGGGCAACGTGGAGGTGAAAATCATCAACGACCGCTTCAACGTCGAAACCTCGCACTTCGGGAAAGTGGATGAGCGGTTTTCCGACCGCCGCATCGAAGTAACCTTCGAGCCATCAGGCGCGATCACCTCCGCGCTCGCGGCCGTGCTGTGGCCTTACGGCGCGACCACGGTGGGAACCTCCGTATTCACCGGCACGGACAAGACGCTCGAAATCTTCGGCCGGGATGGCCGCAAAATCACCGTCCACGCCGCCGCTCTCACAAAAATGTCAACGCTCCGCCTGGGGGTGAATACCACCCTGATCGGTCCTGTGACATTCACCGGCCTGGTGAAAAACAACACCGATCCCACCAACGCCGCCGCCTATTACACGGAGGCCGCCGTGGCCTATCCGGGAGACACCGGTTTCGCCGTCAGCGACATCAAGACGGCCGCCGCCGGCGCGGTGTGGGGAGCCTCCGCTCCATGGAGCGGCTTCACTTCCGAAAATGGCTTCGAGGTGGATTTCAACCTCAACCTTGCTCCGCAAAAGGTGGACGGCATCGGCACCGTGGACATGACCTTCCAGTCGCTGGACGTGACACTCAAAGCGATCCCCGTCGGCCCGGCCGCCACGGACATCCTCGCGAAGATCGCTCCCACCTCCGGGCTCGGCGCGTCCATCGCCGGAGCGGACAACCTCACTGTTTCAGCCGGGACGGTCGCGGTGCTGCTCAACAAGCCCGCCATCGTGGAGTCCGGGCTGATCTTCGGTGCCGCCGTCAAACGGATCGGCTCCACCACCTGGACCGCCACGCGCACGATCACCACCGGCACGGCCGATCCGCTCTTCACCGTCACGGTTTCCTAACGGCATGCGCATCGGCCTTTACAGTGGCAGCACGCTCTATCCGCTCGCCGGGGCATCAGGTGTCAGCGAGCGGACGCACTCCAGCGCGGGGGATTTCGCCCTCACGCCGGAGTCCGCCGTGCAGGTCGCCGCGTTCGTGCGCGGCACCTACGCCAAGCCCATCGACCGTGGCAACCTGCTCAATGCGGTGGCCTTCACCACCGCGCGGCAGTTCGCCACTCCGGCCGCCGCCCAGCTCTGGTGCCTGGATTACCACGCCACGTTTCCGACGAGCGGCACGCTTTACTTCGATGCCATCGCCCCCGGTGGTGGCATCACCCGCCGCACGATGGCGGACACGGTGGTGGATCCGCCGCGCCGCCGCGTAGTGGGCGCGACCGTGCTGCTGGACTACAATGTCAAGGGCGGCGTGATCGCGGCCGGAACGCCGCCAGCCGCCGCGACGGGCTCCATCACCGTGACCGGTGCGCCCGTGCATGGCAACTCCATCACCGTGGCCGGACAGGTCTTCACCTGGAAGACCAGCCCGAGCGGGCTTTATGAAATCCTGGTAAATAGCCCGTCATTTACGAGCAGTGAAGCAACCGCAATCCGCAACGCCATCAACGCCGCCGGTCTGGCGGTCACAGCCACTTCATCTGGTGCGGTCGCAACCTTCACTGCCATCAATCCCGGCACGGCTGGCAACGCGCTCTCCCTCGCGGCCTCCGGACCATTCACCACTTCCGGGGCTACTCTCACCGGAGGCACCGACTGATGCGCATCATCCTCCAGACCACCGACGGGCTGCTCTTCCTCGCTGGCGATGGCAGAGTGAGCGAGCGCATGTTCGCGAGCGTGGGAGACTTCACGCTCGATGGCGAGCTGGAAAAACAGATCGTGCGCAAGGTGCGTGGCTCCCACGCGCTGGCCATCGCCCGCGGCAACGTGAAACACCGGGCGTTCTTCCGCACGCGGCGTCTGTTTCCCACGGCGGCCGAGGCGGAAGACTACGCGGCGAATGCCGAGCGGTCTTTTCCACGCACCGGCACCCTCTACTTCTGGACCGGCCGCGGCACGCGCAAGCTGATGGATGCCGTCCTAACGCCGCCCATCACCAAGACGGACGGCTGCCTGGCCATGCTGCAATACCAGGCGCAAGGCGGAGACCTCACACCGCTGGAACCCGGCCAGGTGATCGATGGACTGGACGGCGCGATTTTCCGCTTTGTGGAAGATGCAACAGCCAAGTGGTTTGAAATCGGCTTCGAGTCGCCCATGTTGTTAGACGGCAGCGCCGAGACCGGATGGATGGATCCTGACGGGTTCTTTCTCATCCGCCCGGAGCGCAGCGTGGACCTGGTCAACTGGGACTACAACATCAGCACGCCCGCGGGCACGCCAGAGGCATCCGGCGCGGACTGGACGTATTGGGCACGGCTCAACACGCCGCTCTACTGGAAAAGCATCATCACCGATCTCACCGCCACCACCAACCGCTACGGGAAATCCATCACCGACATCAAGATCGGAAACGTGACGGTTTCCCTGCCGAACTATCCCTACGCCATGCCCGGATCGGCAGCGACCTTGCAGACGGATCTGCGCGCGGCGGGCTACACCGGAGCGGTGGTTTCCAATGTCTCGGCCGCGCTGTCCATTGATGCCACCAATTATGTCTATTCGAGCGGCAGCTATCAAGTGCTCCCGCTCCCCGTCACGCTCAGCGGCAGCAACGTGACGCTGGTCAAAACCAATACCGGCACCAACATTTCGCTTCCCGGCTACCCCTATTCCATGCCGTCCCAACTGGCGACGCTGCAAGCCGACCTCCGCGCGGCAGGACAGTCCGGCGCGACGGTGCGCCTCTATGGAGACGCATGGACGGTTTTCCTGCCTGACCGGCCAGCAGCCAGCCCCACCAACCGACAATATCAAATCGTTTTCACGCCGGACGATCCGCATCCTGAATGGGATTTCTTCGGAACCTACCTCGGCAATGTTTCCGACAACACCATCACCGGCACCTCCGGCAACATCCGGCCCGGCGTGGGCAGCTCCACCTTGACTGAAGCGTCGAAACAATTCGCCCGACTCAAGCTCACCGCCGGACCTAACTACCTTTACTGATCATGGCCGAGGGAAAAAACATCGAGATCCGCATCGCCGCCACCGGCGGAGACCAGGCCGCTGCGGAAATCAAGAAGGTGGAGCAGGCGTCCCAAGATGCCGCGCAGGCCACACAAGGCCCGCGCGGTTTTGGTGGCATGCTCGATGCGCTCGATGCCAAGAAGATGCGCGACGACGCGGCGGAGGCTGCCAAGGAATTGAAGAAGCTCGCCGAGGCTCAGAAAGAGGTAGCAAAGACTTTGCCAGCTTTAAGTGAGTCCGACTTTGCGGCCGAGGCGATGAGCAAACTTGGCGGCGCGACAGCCAGCGTAGCCAAGGCCACGGTTCCTGCCATTGGAGGTCTCGCCGGCATGGGCGAGTCTCTGCTTTCACTGGCCGGCGGTCCGCTCGTAATTGCCACGGCGGTCATCGGCGGCGTGCTTGGCTATCTCAAAAAATGGCAGGCCGAAATCGCCGCATTGGAAGATCGTCAGCGCAGTGTGAGCGATGCCTTTGATGAGGCCACTCAGAAAACCCTTGAACTTGCCAGAGCAAGTCAACTTGAGGCCGGTATTGAGGAATCCTCCAAGCAGCGCGCCAAAGAGCATGAGGAAGCGCTCCGGCAGCTCACCTCGGCCAAGTCTGCCGACATCGAAGTATCCCGCGAGCGAGGCAAGCTGCTCAAAGAGGAGCAGCAGGCCGAGAACGAAATCGCCAAGGCGAAAGCTGATACCGATATCGCCGCTGAAAAAGACCCGGTGAAAAAAGAGGAGATTCGCCAACGGGCTCGCAAGGAGCAGCAGGACAGGGAGCTGCGGCAGATCGAGGATGAGAAAAACGCCCGCAAGGATACGCTGGATCGACTCGAACAAAATCAAACGACCGTGGGTGTTGAAGGGGCGAATCAGGAGGGCGATCTCCGTGGCAAAGCTGCTTCAGCCAAGCAGGATGCGGAAGATCAGCGGAAGCTCGAAACATTGGCCAAAGCCCGCGCGGCGGCCTTGAAGAAAATTTACGAGGACGAAAGCGTTCCATTCGATGAGCGTCGCTCGGCGGCGAGAGAATCCGGAGTTTCACGCCGCGCGGGTGAGGCTGCGGGAGACGAGGCCAAAAGGCTTGAGGCGGAAGCAGCGGACTACACCAAGCAGGCTAACGAGATCGCCAAAACGACCAAGGATACAGTGGACGGCATCGTCACGGAAATGAATCGGCTCTATCAGGAAATCCAGAAGCTGGACCGTGACAAGGGAACCAAGACCGCCGTATTCGCCGAGCGTGATAAACTCGGGGACATCACTGTCAATAAGACCCGTGAGGAGGAGGCTAAAAAAGCAGCCGAGAAGAAAAAACGCGAGGACGACAAGGCCGCGCGTGAGGCTGAAAAGGAGGAAAAAAAGCGCCTGGAAGCCGAGTTGGAAACCGGCGAGAAAGGCTTGGATGCCAGCGCACGCGAGCGCGGCTTGCAGGCCCGCAAGCGCGGACTCGGTCAATCGCGCGGAGTGGGCGCTGGCAATGACACGGTGGCCGCCGTCGGCAAGGCTCTCCAAGACGGGACCGATCCCGCGGAGCTGCAAAAACTTGGCGATATGGTGCGCGAGGCCCAAAGCAAGAACGGCGCGTTGGTGACATCCCTCCTCCTTCAAATCATCACCGGACTCCAGGAGCAGGACCGGCAAGTCGAAATCCTGCGACAACAGCTCAAGAACAAGAAGTAATGCCAACCTGGCTCATCAACGGCAGCTCTCCCGAAAGCCTCGGGCTGGCAGTAGTTTCCGGCGAGTTCAACGCCGGCCGCGCCTCCAGCGTGCGGCTGGCCCGCGTCGCCCCATATGACGCCGCGCAAATTTTCAGCTTTGACGAGGAGGTCACCATCACCCGCGATGGCACCGCCTTTTTCAAAGGCCGCTGCCGCGAGGTGCCAAAGTCCGCCAGCGGCGATGCCGAGGGACACGACTACCTCATCGAGGACTCATGGGCCGACCTTGAACGCACCACTTACCAAGAGGCATGGAACACGTCCGACGGTGCCATTAACACCCCACTGGTTATCCTTGGCATCGATTCAACCGGTGCCCGCATCACGCTGGGTGATCAAATCCGCGCCGCCGTGGACTACGCCGAAACATCAGGCGTGGACATCCAAGTAGGAAGCGTGCCCACCGGCATGATGCTCTGGCCGACCGAGGCCAACGGCATGAGCTGCGCGGAGGTGATCCGGGAGAGTCTGCGCTATCACCCGGATTGGTTGCCATGGATCGACCACACCACCACCACGCCCACTTTCAACGTCACCGCCCGCGCCGCCGCCACCGCCCGCAATGTGGCCGTGACGGCCTGTGAGTCCATCAACGTCGTCAAGACCGACTCCCGCATCCCGGACTGCGTGCGCATCGTCTATCAGACTGCCGATGAGGTGGGCGACGATGTCCTGCGCAAGGTGGGTGTGGACAAATGGCCGACCTCCGGCAATGACGACGGACCCGGCGTGCTCAGCACGGTGGTGGATCTCCAGGGGATCAAGGCCCAGATCCAGAAGCAACAAATCCAGACGCGGCACATTCCAACAACGTTGACGGACAGCACACTCTCGGCAAAAGCATGGCTTAAACTGGAGTTCCCATCCATCAAGGACATCGACGACGCCAAGATCACTCTCAGCAACTGGAGCGCCACCGTTATCCCGGAGACAGAAACACCCCCGGACCCCATCAATCCGCTTGCCACCCGGCTCGGCGGCCCTGCCGTAAGCATCACGCTTTCCGACATTCCGCGCCAGCTTGTCAAAGGCTCAATTCACGAATGGATGCGGCGCAAAGTCGGGCGGGTGAGGGTGGCATGGACACTCGATATCTCCGGCTCTCCTACCGACGACGAGAGGAAAAAAATTCAGGCTTTGCCAAAGCCAGGGCACACCGTCAACGCCACCAACGCGACGACGAAGATTTACAAGGGCTTGTCCTCGTGGACGGCAGCCGACGCCGCGCCGAGCGGCGTCGCGCAAGCCTACTATCAGACGATCTCCAACGGCTGCGGTTACGAAGGAAGCATTGTCCTCATTGAGGATGAGATCAACCCGGCGATTTACCACGGCGCGAAGCTCAACCTATCGGGAGTGGGCGGCGGTGCAGCCGGATGGTCAACCATGGCAGCACCTATCCACCGCGTGGTTTGGGATCTCGCCACCGCGCGCACAGTGATCGATTTCGGCCCTACGCCGGATTACTCCGTGCCCGATTTTCTGGAATACCTCCGCCTGCTCAACCGGCGGCCGGCCAGTTGGATGAGCAGTGCGGAGCGCACCTCCGATAAAATCGGCGACCTCACCAACAGCTCCGCCGCCGGGGACAACGTCGGCCCGTTTGAGACGCCCGCCAGCACGCCAGAGTTCACCGGCGGCGAGACGTTCACCCCCTTCAAACTCACCACCTCCGTGGTGGACGGCGCGGCGAAATACACCATCGGCAAAGGCTCCATCACCGACGGCACCAACGGCACCGCGATCAACCTCGCCGGAGTCACCGAGACCGCCATGTCAGCCTCGGCCGGATACGTCGTCATCGAGGCCACCGTCGCCTCCGATCTCACGTTGTCCTCGTGGGCCGCTTCCGTCGTCTCCGAGTCCGACGCCGCCGAGGTCCGCATGACCACCAGCGGCACCATCCGCCAGGATAAGATCCGCCTGCTCATCGGCAAGCTTACCATGAGCGGCAGTCCCGCCGTCGCCACCGCCGCCCAAGCCTGCTACACCGACCAGAGGATCACCCACGGCTTCCTCAACGGCTCCATGGTCAAGGTCTTCGAAACCGCGCCCACCCACCCGACCAAGATTTAACATGGCAAGCCGCATCACATTCCGGGGCCGTGGCGGGCGCGAGCACTTCAAGGCCGCCCTCGGCGATCCCGGCTTCGCCGCGCAGGAGCAACGCTTCGAGCTCGTCAAAGGCTGGCTCACCGGCGGCACCGATCCGGCGGATGGCAGCGTGGAGTGCGGAGACGGCACGCACTATCCGCTGGAGGTCACTGCGGCGCAACTGGCGGAGATTTTCTATCGCGTGAAGGACTCCAAACTCACCGGGTCCGTGACGGAGACGTATGATGGCACCTCCAGCACGTTAGGCTTCTCCGGCACTCCGGATACGGCATTGGTGTTCGGAACGACGACGACGGATTACGATTGGTTTTCGCGCCGCGGATATTCCACGACTGATGTCACTGGTTACGCGGGGATATTCGGCTCGGTTTATACGGTCTCCGGAGGGTCAGCCGGGAGCGGCAACTTTTATGATGTGGGCGACGATGAGCGCGCGATGTGGCTGCCGTCATCAACGGCGGTTAATTTCAACGGACCATCCGCCCACCCGACAGGCTTTTCCCATGACGTGCGCGCATTGGGCTATGGTATTTTGTCCCCCGCTCCGTCTTGGTATCACGCCTACCACGATCTTGACGGGAATCTTTTCGGCGGGGGAGCCACGCTGGAATTCAACGGCCAAGTCGCATGGCTGGATGACAACGCGTCCGGGAACCCTTTGGACCCGCTCAACCGGCGATTTCTGGGCGTGAGGTTTGTCATCGGTTCATCCGCATATTACACATCATTTTTTGACACTCTTGGAGGCGGCGCATCGTTAGCCGGATCAGCCGAGTTCGAGCTGGAATTGAGCAATTCCGTGGTGTTGAGCTGCCCCCTTTACACCGGCGTGTTTTCCGAAGACTACACCTGCTCCGGCAGTATCCGCGCCGTCGCCACCAAATGGTGGCCCTACAAGACCACCGCCGGAGATCCGGCCTGGAACACCACCACCGGAGCCGCCGCCAACGGCGGGCCGGGAGCCTGACTGTTTTCCAACCATGAACACATTCCATCTCGCCACCGTCATCCTCCCGCAGCCAGTCACCATCTACCTGGCTTCCGGCCCGCGCCCTCGTGTGGTTGGTGGCGGTGAATCTGTCCCGATCACAGCCGAGAACGGCGAGGAAACCATCCTCACGGAACTGGAGTGCGCCTTCTGGATCAACGTCGTCACCCAGACCATCCACGCCCAGCTCGCCGGTATTCCGAACGCGCTCCTGATCTACGGACCTGAAGACTTCGCCGCCGTGGCCGCCGACTTGCCGGAGCATCACAGCGCACGCGTCCTGCAAGTGCTCGGCAGCGAGCCTGCACAGGTCTTGCAAGCCCTCTGCAACGGCACCGAAATTCCCTCCCCGCCAGTGCGCGTGCCCCGCGAGATCCCGAACTGGCGAGCCAAGGTCATCCTTGCTCAGATGGGACTACTGCCCACCGTCGAGGCCGCCATCGCCGCCCTGCCAGAGCCAGACCGCACCGTCGCCAGCCTCGCATGGGGCGGGGATGCCAAACTGGCGCGGCGCGGCAAGACGGTGCTCGGCCTGGCCGCCGCGCTCGGTCTCTCAGCCGACCAGGTGGATCAGCTCTTCATTGCGGCCGAGGCGCTGGAGGTCTAAAACCTCAGAATTGTCAGATTCGTGGCAACTTCTTTCAGATCGGTTGGCACGTTACTCAGGTGCATCCGTTGGCGCGCTCATGGCGTTAACATAACGGGATTAAGGGGAAAAGTCGA